TGGTACTAAGTCAAGAGAAACAGTTAAAATTGGCGAAGGTCTCGGTGAAGGTATGTTCCTTAACCGTAAGAAACATAAGAAAGACTTCGCTAAGTTTGCAGCAGAGGGTATGACCCAATATTATGATAAAGAGAGTGGGTGGGACAAATTTGTTAAAAAGTTCAAAGAAGTTGTCTCTTCTATAGGAACTTTCATTAGTGATGCTTTGTATAATATCTTTAGTAATATTCCTTTATTAAAGGAATTTGTATCTAAAAGGGAAAAACCTAAAGGCGTTGACGACGACAGAAGACGCTTTAGACGCGGACCCAGGGGCGGTGGCGGTCCAAAATACACTGCTTCTGATGGCACATTGAAAGGAAAGATTAGATCACTAGAATCTGGCGGTAATTATGGATCTACTTTTAAGAAGTATCTTGGTGGTTTCTCAAGAAAAGATGAAGATATTACCAAAATGACAATCAATCAGGTTGTTCAATATCAGAAAGATTACATTGCTCATCAAAGAGGATTGGGCATTAAAAAAGAACATAGAAGTGCTGCAGTTGGTGCATATCAAATGTTGTATCCAGATAGAGCAGCAAGAGCACTTGGTATTGATTTAAATTCTAAATTCGATCAAGAAACTCAAGATAAACTTGCTGAATATTATCTAAACATGGCAGGTCAGCAAGATTATCTAAGTGGAAAAATCACTGCAGAGCAATATAATGATGGACTAGCAGGTCAATTTGCTTCAATTAAAAAAGCTGATGGGTCAGGTGTTTATGATAATGATGGATTGAATAGTGCATATGGCACAGTTTTAGATGAAATTAGAGGAACTAAAGCGGCACCGATTGAAACCCCAATAGATGATACTAAAACTACAGGAATTACTCCTAGTTTCTTGGGTAATAGAAATTACGGACTAGAAACTGGTCAAGGTCTTGATGTTGGTATTGGTGGTCAAATGTATAGAGTCGTCAAAACAGATGACGGATGGAAAGTTTTGAAAAAAGGTAACATATTTCAAGGAAATACGGAACTTAAACCAGATGAAATTCCTGCGGGACTAGAACAAGAATTCATGAGGAGGTATAAGAGTAGAACTACAGATGGACTAAATCCAGCAAATAAAGATCAAGCAGCAGCAGTGAGCGGTGCTTCTAGTGATGTTGCATCTGCAGATAGAGCACTCAATGGAAAAACAACAACAGTTGTAATGCCAGAAGTTGCTAGTGCAGCAAATGGAGGTTCTAGTGGTGTACCAGTCATAGAACCAGCAGCAGCAGGATCTGAAGGACAAGGATTACAAGCGTTTGTTATCCCGAGGACTGCATAATGGAAACTTTTCAATCTACAACTGACTTTAGACTGTCTGGAGTTCAAATAACGTCTGTTAGTGGTGAAACACTTGATATTACGGCATTGATATCCAGCGTTGATTATGTTGAAAGTGTATACATGCCATTTGTATCTGCTACGATGGTAACAGTTGATAGTGGTGGATTATTACAGAACCTACCTATTCAAGGTATGGAAAAAGTAAAAATCGCTGTCAAGACTAATATTAGAGAAGAAAATTTTGAGTATAACTTTAGAGTTTGGAAAGTTGCCAACAGATACACGCAACAAAATACTCAAGTATACACTATTGCACTAGTATCAGAAGAAGCACTACTCAATGAAACTGTAAGAGTTACTGCTAGACTGCAAGGCAATCCAGAAAGTATTGTCAGTAAATTGCTTTCTGATAGTTCATACCTAGGATCTGCTAAACAAGTTTTTTCTGAAAACTCTTTGTTTGAGGTAAGTTATCTACCTACAAGAGAAAGACCATTTGATATCATCAGCAAACTGCTAGCAAAATCTGTTTCTCCACATGCAAAATATAGTGGAGATAAAACTGCTAAATCTTCTAGTTCATCAGCATCTTCTGACCCAGCAACTAAGAAAGTTAAGGGAAGTAGTGGGTTTTTCTTCTGGGAAACACATAGAGGATATAATTTCTTTGCCGTTGATAGTCTATGCGCCGATGAAGAAAGTCCACTAAAATCTAAGAAATGGAATGTCAAGGAATGGGGACCATATGTTGAAAGAGCGGTCAATGTAAGTGATAATAGTGACAATAGATTTACTATTAAATCAGCAACATTCAAATCTGACCTAGATCTAATGACTAGTCTTAGAAAAGGTCAGTATGGATCTAAAATTGTATTCTTCAATCATTCCACTGGACAGTATGAAGAGTATGATTATGTCTTGACAGATACCTTTGACAATATGGCACACTTGGGTGGACAACAGTCACTAAACCAAGTAAGTGCTACAGGAAAAGATCTGTCTAAAACTCCTAGCAAGTTGATGTCTATTCTATTGGACCATGAAACATGGTATAATGAACCTGAACCAGCATCACCAGAACCTACGGATGGAGGCAAAGACCCAACAAAGTTTGCTGACTGGCAGAAATATTATGCTGCACAGTCAGTTGCTAGATATAGATTGTTGCAACTACAGCAATGTCAAGTCGTAATACCAGGAAATGCAGAAATTTGTGCAGGTGACCGAGTTGACATTAGACTGATCAATAAAGCACCATCATCCGAGACACTAAAAAATGAAGTAGACGTAGAAAGTAGCGGTCTCTATCTCGCTGCAGAGGTAACACACACGTATGATAGAACAAAAGGCAACAATGGTAACTTTACTACAACCATTAAACTGACCCGAGATTCTTATGGAATGAAGGGAGAACAGTCTAATCACGGCAATAAATAATCCAAGGAGGTACTAACACATGGATAGCATCGAACAACATATCGAGAAGGATAAGGAGATCTTGCATGATCCCACTGTCTCACCACAAATGCGTCGTCACATTGAAGGCGAACTGCATGATCTAGAAGAATATGTTGAGCATCATAAGAAAGAGATCGAAGAAGGAGATCACCATGATCCTTCCCCTCTAGAACTCTATTGTGATCAAGAACCAGGCGCACCAGAGTGTAAAATTCATGACAACTGACTAATATGGATCAGGCGCTATCAGCATTGATACCCATTGAGAGGACTGGTCATGACGGTTTTTCTTGGTGGGTGGGGCAAATCGAAGGAACTGCTTCGGATGAAGCAAATAATAAGGGTGGTTATCGTTATAAGGTAAGGATTATTGGGGATCATCCTCAAGATAAGTCCTTGCTACAAACGAGTGAACTCCCATGGGCAAATGTAATGATGCCTGTGAATGTTCCTTTCATGCCTGGCAATATTGGTGGTGGTGACCCACAACTCGTAGAGGGTTGTTGGGTTATTGGTTTCTACATGGATAACATGAAGCAGAAACCATTGATCCTAGGGTCTATTGGACAGACCCCTGGTTCAACAACAGTAGTTAAAAATGTAAGACCAGATGATCCTGGTTTTACTCATGGAACTAGATCAGGTGCATATGCACCTAACCCTGCTAAAGATGGACAAGAAAGTCCAGAAAATAGAGAGGGTGGAGAGAGTGATAAGACCGCTAAAACTGGTGGTGGTCAGTCAGACGGAAGTACAGATGGTAATGGTAACCAAAGAGTTCCTGGTCCAAAAGTTAACGATCCAAAACTAGTTAAATCACAGGAAGAGTGGTGCCAAGAAGTAGCAGAGAAGTGTAAGGATGTTGATTTAAAGACACAGATGACTGGCATCGTAAGTGGGATGCTAGCAACTATTCAAGAGAATGACGGACAACTTGGTACATTCTATGTTAACAAAGTAACTGGTGGACTAAATGAAGCAGTCGGTCAAGTTAGAACACAAATCAACAAAGCAAACCTTGTAGTATCTGAATTTATTGCTAGAGTAAAAGGATATATCAAGACAAAACTTGCTGCAGGTGTCAATGATCTAACAAAAGCACTGCTAAGACAAGATGAGACAGGTAATTCACTGACACCAGTAACAGAGTGGTTCAATAATCTACTGAAAGATCTTAACTGTCAGATGGAAGATCTTGGCACTAGATTAGCAGAGTGGTTGACCAATGTGTTGATGAGTTATATCAATCAAATTTATCAGGCAATTGCATGTCAGATTGACGAACTTGTTAATGGCATCATGTCTAAGATCAATCAATTGATGAGTGAGTTGCTATCCAGCATTCTAGGTCCTCTACAAGAAATCCTAGGTGCTATTGCTGAACCATTGAATATTCTTGGTGATGCAATCAACTTTGTATTGAAACTATTAGGTATTTCTTGCTCTGGTCCTGATACCACATGTGCAAAGTACAAGAAAGTATGCACAACTGGTGAGAAGAAGAAAGATGATGATGATAAGAACTTCTTAGATGATCTCTTGGGTGATATTGACAATCTCTTTGGAGACACACCTGCTGATTATACACAATATGTCTGCGATGACGCTTACAAAGGAAAGAGTTTAGATATTACAACTATAGGATTTACTGGTGGTGTTCCTGCACTAGGCACAGGTAACAACACAAAACCAATCATTAAGTACAATATTGGTGATATTACGGTATCAGAAGGGGAGACAGCAACATTTACAGTAACAAGGTCTGGATTTACAGAAGAGGCATCTTCAATTAATTATAAAACACTCAATAATCAAGGAAGTGCTACGACAGGAGTAGATTATCAAGAAACTTCTGGTATCTTAGGATTTGCTCCTAATGAAACCAGTAAGACTATTCCAGTCCAGACACTATACAATGATCAAGCAGAACCGTCAGAAAACTTCTTTATCTCACTAAGCAAGAATAGTCCTCAAGAAGGTAGTGGAATTAGTACAAACTTTATTAAGAACATTGGTAAGTGTACTATTACTGAGAGTAATGTAACTTCCCCAGATGATGGTGATCAATACTTGACACAACCATCCAATCCATTAACACCTATTCCTGATGTTCCTGACAACACTATTAATTTCCCAAGCACACCTGTGAGTGGTGTAGACGAAACTACAAATACAACACCAACATATAACATAACCGCCAATAGATCTTTCTGTCCAGAAGGTGAGTTTATCATCTACACGATTACCACAACTAATGTAGTAGATGGAACAGTTCTGTTCTATACTCTAAATGGAACTGGTATTACTAGTGGTGATATTGTTGGTGGTCAATTGACAGGACAAATTATCATTACTGACAACCAAGCAAAAGTGACTGTTGGTATTGAAGATGACGATGTTGTAGAAGATGCAGAGACACTCAGATTTACTTTGAATGGTAAAGGTGTATTTGCCGATGTTCTCATCACTACTGCAGATGATCTTGGTATTGATGACTATGATACAGGAACTGGTGAGACACCAGAAAATACTTACAGAGAGTTTGAGTTCCCAACTATTGATCCTAGTAAGATCATTACTGACGAGAATGGAGGTATCATTGAAATCCCTGTTGATAAACCAGGAGATCCATGGGCAGAACCACCATATGTCTTTATTGGCGGCGAAGGTATTGGTGCAGTAGGAACTGCTCTGCTAGATGGAGATGGTTTCCTAACAGAAATCAGACTACAGTCTAATGGTTTTGGTTATAAGAAGAACCTAGCAAAAGATCAAGGTGTTCGTTGTATTGTTGATGCATTTACAATCTTGAGACCAGGCGTTGGATATACTGAGGTTCCTGATCTCTATGTAAATGGAGAACTTGGTGTAGCAGAAGCAGTAATTAATGATGATGGATTTGTCATTGGTGCTAGAATGTTAGACAGAACAAGAACATTCGATAGGTTCCCTGCAATTGATATCATTGGTGGCGGTGGTTATGGTGCTAAACTATTACCATCACTAGCATGTCTAGATACTGATGCATTGGCAACTGTCGGTTCTACCAGAATTGGTACTGGCGAATACATCGATTGCCCATAGGAGAATAAATCATGTCACATCAAAAGGCAGCAAAAGAGTATCCTAATAGTATATTCTCCCAAACAACTCCTGATGAAACTCAGGAATTGGAAGGTAATCTTAGGTTTAATACTTGGCACAAGGGTTGGTTAACTAGATCCAGAATTTACGAGAGAAAACTACCTGGGGAACAAGAAGTAAGCGCACTTCGTATTGATGGTCCTGGTGATGCTTTCATGTCCATCAGGCATGACGGATCTGTTAGGATCCTTACAGGTGTCAAGGATAAAAACAAAGGACCTCAAAGTGGTCTCCTTGGTATCAAAACGTTTGGGCAGCAGCAACTCCACCAGAATAGATCTGATCTTCAGTATTGTGCTGGAGACGATGAAGATGGACAGGCGCTGAATGTCATTTGTTATGGTGACTATGTTGAGAACGTAAAGGGATCAACACGCTATGTCTATGCTACAAAAATTATCCTCAGTGCAACTGCTGAACTAATTTTAGAAGGTGGATCTATTAAGTTGCAGTCTGATGGTGATATTGAAATGGCAGCAACCTCCATCACTACAGCACAGGTAAACAAAAAAGATATTGTTACTGGTCAGAGCAAGTCGCAAGGATCTGGTGAGAACACTACTGAGCAGTTTGATCCTCGTGCAACTACTGTTATCAACACTCCTGGTAGTATGCAGTGGAATGTAGCGCAAGACTATGCTCAGCGTGTTGGTGGTAGGTATCAATTGACTGCTGCAGGTGCTCCAGGGGGTCTAATTAAAGACAGTGAGTTTGGTATTGCGATGAAGACAGGAACTGACTTTGCTGTAGGTGGTGTGAAATCATCTGCTTTGTATAGTTCTGGACCTATTGATATTGATACTACAGCAGAACTGAGTATTACAGCAACTGACACTGAAGTAACAACTGCAAACTTCACAGGAGATTTTGCTACAACTTCGATTACCACAGCAGATCTTACTGTGGACGCAGCAGCAGTGGATATTACAGGTAGTGGAGATGTTGAGATTACTGGTGCAAACGTCAGAATTACTGGTGCATTAATTTATCTTAACTAAGTCATAAGTAATACAAAATGTAAATGGGTGCAAACTGGCACAAGGGGGGTTGTTTTTTCCTTGCAACCCTGATAAATTGTATTCATGCGATGGGGAAAACCCTATCCAACATCTGCGGGTAACCACTCCGCAAGTAAACTAACAAAGGAAAAACAAAAATGATCAAAACTGCTTTCGCTGCTGCTGCCGCAGCTGTCGCTTTCGCTGCTCCAGGTGCTGCTCTTGCAGGTCCCTACGTTAACGTAGAGGCAAACTCAGGTTTCACGGGTTCTGACTACACTGGAACGACGACCGACGCTCACGTAGGCTACGCTGGAGAAGCTGGCGCTGTCTCCTACGGTGCTCAAATCGGTCCTAGCTTCGTTGTCACTGACGGCGGTGAATCCGATACCGTTCTGTCTGGTAAGGTCTATGGTAGCGTTGCTGCTACTGAAGCACTTTCTGTCTATGGCGAACTCTCCTTCGCTGGTGGCATCGACGATGCTGACAACGGTTATGGAACCAAGATCGGAGCAACTTGGAGCTTCTGATCTCACATATAGTGTGATATAATAACGGGGGGACTTCGGTCCCCCTTTTTTATTCTAAATATCACATGATGATGAGGAATTTATGCTATCTACTCAGTATAGACTACGTTTAGAAGGCATTTGCAAAAAAATTGCAAATAACGATGTGGTAGAACTGTCCGATATGATTTGGGCAGAGAAACTTGCAAAGGCACATACTACTGCTAGGGACTGGTTGCAAAAAGCACGCAGACAATCCAAAGGGATTGAGGAGGGCAGTATGGATGATTTTATGAATAAGATGGGACTAGGAGATCCCGACCCATCTAATCATCGTACAGGGTTCTCAGGTGCAGACGAAATCGTAGACTGGTTCAAACAAGATAAACCTGATGATTGGAGGCAACGTGACTGAGAAGATCACACCAGAAACATACGAAAAAATGAATAAGGAATTTGAGGAAGAAGGTACTGCCTTTACAATCAAAGTTCCTACTCAAGAAGAAATTGATGAGTGGCAAAATCAAAATGATCGATGACGACTTTAGAAAATTTGCTGTTAAAACTCAACTAGATAATATTTGTAAGATCTTGGGTGGTGAAGCAAAACATTACTATGTTTCTGATAGAACTACCAAACATGAAAAGATCGTTATTGAATTTAACCACACGAGTAAATGTCCACAGCAGTAATTTACAGCAACGGCAGTCAAGAGTGTGAGCGTATGGCAGCACTCTTAGAAAATCTCAAAGGTGTTTCTGACTTTCACAGATATGAGTTAGATAGACACTTCTCAAAGCAACAGTTCCAGATGGAATTTGGTGGAGATGCATCATATCCCCAGATTGCAATAAATGACAAGCACATTGGTAACATGAATGAAACCTTGAAATACCTTAAGAGATTAGGTATGCTTGACAAACAACCCTAGATCATGTACAATCAAATCATATGACCTTTTATCATGAATTACAAACCGTATAGTATGGAGTGGAATAGGCGTCGCTATCTATCCGAAGCGATTAAGTCCTACTTCAACGATGACGTTGATCCTAGTATTGTGATTGACGATATTCGGGATGTCCTCGCTGAGGAGATCGATTACTATAGGGGACGTGCTGACGATCTACAACAAGTAATGGACGGTATTAACAATGACTAAGCGCAGTGTAACGAAGACCGACAGCAAAGGTCGGGAAGAAATTTGGGAATGGGAAGAAACTCCCGAACTAAAAAAGTGGATTAAACAACAGTCTATCACTAAACTTTCTGCTCCTCCTGTTCGACCTACATAATGGGAGTGTGGCGGAATAGGTAGACGCACCAGACTTAAAATCTGTTGACTTTGGTCGTGCGAGTTCAAGTCTCGCCACTCCTACTTAATGGTTGACTATGGAATTTGATATTCAAGAAGAAGAACAAACAGTTGGTGGTATTATTGAGAGGGTTGACCCTTTTCATATCCCAATCTTTCAATACAAAGACGCTATTTCAGATGAACAATCTGATGCATTAAGGAAATTCTGTGAAGCACAAAAATACACCACAACAGTTGGTGTAGACGACGGAGAAGATGATAAGTCATCATCTGTATCTGAAGATAAAGTTGTGCTTCATAGAATTCCTGACATGAAGGAATATTTTGAAACTCTTATGCAAGATATTTCCTTTCAAATTATGAAACAAAACAGTCAGGGATTTGATATCAAGAGTTCTTGGTGTACTAAGACAACCAAGGGACAGAATAGTGTGATGCATAATCACAAGAACTATTACATGTCTGCAATTCTTTATCTTCAGGATGACAATCGTTTGATCGTTGAGAACCCATTTTGGGATTATCAACATTATCTGTTTCCTGTGTATGAACTCTCTCCTTACACATGCAACAGTGTCATGGTTGCCACTCCAAAGAATTCAATCTTGGTTTTACCTGCTTGGTTAAAACATCAAATCCCTCCTTATGATGGAGAAGATCCACGTTACAGTATTGTAATGAACTTCCATCCAATCAACGAATACGGTACAGAAACATCTCGCATAAATGTTAAATAGTATTGGGAAACGCTGACAATCATGCAACGGACAATGAAGTACACGATTAGCAAGCGACATGTCTTTGTTGACAATGAACCTGTTTTAATGTACTTTATTGAGAACATGCCATTTGCATTTGATGTTCTTGAGAGAGAACAAAAACAAGACAAATGGATCTTGTCTGAAGCAGCAATGAACGAAGAGTATATACTAGAAGATATCTTTAGGTACTCTGATTATCTAATTGCTGAAGAATGCCATCCCGTACTATTTGAACTAGACCTTGTTAACCCAGAACTTATACCATAATGAATGAGTTTATTGATTTGTTAGAGGGGACATTTGCAAATAAAACTCAAGCACAGTCCCATCCTACTCGTTATGCACATATCAGAGTACAACACAGAAAGATTGCTGATAATCGCTTCTATGGCGAGCAAGCATACAACTATCTAAAAAACCGACCTTATCGTCAGTTTGTTATTGAAGTAGTGGATGAAGGCGAGGATGCTTATCGTCTCAAAAACTACGAAGTCAAGGATGCTCTACGGTTCGCTGAGTGCAAGAACATCGATCAAATCACTGATCAGGACTTGACTTACAGAGATGGGTGTGATATTATTATGAAGAAGATAGGGGAGAAAACCTACCACGGTGGAACCTCTACTTGCAACTGCTGGGTCAACTGGCAAGGAACTAGAACCTACGTTCAAAACGAGGTTACTATTTCTGAGACAGATTACAAGGTTGTTGATAAAGGACTACATGCAGAAACTCATCAAAAAGTATGGGGATCTGACTGGGGTGCTTTTGAATTCAAGAGGCAGTGATGCCTCTCCACCGCCACTTTAGCTCAGTTGGATAGAGCAACGGTTTTGTAAACCGTAGGTCGTCGGTTCAAGTCCGACATGTGGCTTGTGGGGAATTAGCTCAGTTGGTAGAGCGCCTGCTTTGCAAGCAGGATGTCAGGAGTTCGAGTCTCCTATTCTCCACTCACAATCCTCTTTAGCTCAGCGGTAGAGCGATTGACTGTTAATCAATTGGTCCCTGGTTCGATCCCAGGAAGGGGAGTTATGGTAACGTGGAAAGAACAATTCTACTACATCTACATATGTTTTAAAGAAGTATTTCTGATATGCCTTACAAAGATAAAGAAGAAAATCGCAAGTATCAGCGCGAGTGGGCGAGAAAGAATTCTAAGACTTATAAAGCAAATCAAATTAGTCATAAGAGGAGAAAGCAGATAGTAGAGGATGCAAAGAAGCATCCATGTATCATCTGCAATAAAGAGTTTCATCCTGTACAAATGGATCTTATTCATGTGGATCCATCACCAAAATTGTACAGTGTATCTAAGTTACTAGAGTGCGCTAGTTACAAGACATTAAAAGAAGAGATAGACAAGTGTGCTCCTATATGTGCAAACTGTCACAGACTACTAGATAATGGTTTGGTTGAACTACCTGAACTCATTGTCATGCCATAGGGTTCAAATCTTTACTCATTGAAATTATAGAACCTTACAGTATTTTCAGTCGTTTTGTGGTATAAATAAACCCGAGGATAAAGTTCAAAAGCAGGGTCAGAGTAATCATGCCACTAACACGTTTAGATAATCTTATTAGTTCAAAGACTGGTAAGTATCTCTATGTTTCACCAGATGATTTTAACGCAACTGATGCGTTATCTAACAGAGGTAATTCACCAATCACGCCATTTAAGAGTATTCAGCGTGCATTCCTAGAAATCGCAAGATTCTCTTACCTCCCTGGTTTTGGTAATGATAGATTTGACCAGTTCAGCATCATGCTGATGCCTGGTATTCACTACATCGACAACCGTCCTGGTCTAGTAGATACCACTGGAATTGATGAATTCGCATTTGATCAGGTTACTCAGGCATGGGGTGCTGATCCTATTCTCGATATCTCTAACCCAGATAACGTCCTCTATAAGTTTAACAACACTGAGGGTGGTGCTATCATCCCTAGAGGTTCTTCTCTCGTAGGTTATGACCTAAGAAGAACCACGATCAGACCAATGTATGTGCCTGATCCTGCAACTACCGAACGTGAAATTCCTCGCTCTGCTATCTTCAACGTAACTGGTGGTTGTTACTTCTGGCAGTTCACCATCAAAGATGGTCAAACTACATCTGAATCTCCTCTATATGATTCTGCAGCAGGCACTGGTAAGGTTTACTACGATCCTACTGACTTTACTAGACTAGCAGCACCTAACTTCTCTCACCACAAACTGACAGTCTTTGAATACGCTGACAAGGAAGAACTTGCGCTATTCTATAGAAAGATTGCTAAAGCATTCTCTAGGTATCAACCTACAATTGATGATCCAGGTGAATTCGACTTTAATATCCAAGAGAACAGAATTGTCGGACCTCTGTCTGACAGTAGAGTTATTGAAAGTCTGAAGTTCACTGATGCTACTACTGACAGCAGTATTGCAGCATCTACTTCTGAGATCGAAGTAACAACAAAGGTTGACCATGGTTACTTCCAAGGTCAGTTCGTTGCTATTGCTAACACTGAGATCGATACAGTCCTTGAAGGTATCTTCCAGATTAAGGAGATCGATCAAAACAATCCACGTAAGTTTACTTACGAAGTTCCTGTTGTTGTCAGTGCGATTGGCACCAACCTTTCTTCTGGAGAGACAGTTTCTCAACCTACGCTAGGACAGAACGCACAGACCCTAGCAGAAGTTGATAGTGTCGAATCTGCATCGCCATATGTCTTTAACGTATCGATCAGATCTACATGGGGTATTTGTGGTATCTGGGCAAATGGTCTGAAAGCCACTGGATTCAAATCCATGGTTATCGCGCAGTACACGGGTGTTTCGTTGCAGAAGGACGACAGAGCATTCATCCGTTACGACGAGTATTCTAACACTTGGAACCAAGCATCACTAGCAGACGCATTTGCTACGGTTCCTTATCACACCAAGGGTGATAGTTATTGGAAGGATGAGTGGAGAAACTTCCACGTTCGTGCATCTGACGACGCATTCATCCAGAACGTTTCGATCTTCGCTGTTGGTTTCGCTGATCACTTCCTGATGGAAAGTGGTGGTGACATGTCTATCACCAACTCTAACTCCAACTTCGGTAATACATCACTTCATGCTATTGGTTTCAAAGGTTTCGCCTTTAACCAAGATAAGGGTGGTTACATTACTGACATTATTCCACCTAAGCAGGTACAAGATACTGAGGCAGCAACTAAGAAAGTTGCTTACTACACTGTTGACATCCAAGGAACACTATCTCAGACTGACAACTACACCAAACTGTTCCTAGGTAGTGATGATATTATCACACCAACTGATCGTCCTGCTGCTACAATTGACGGTTTCAGAATTGGTGCTAAGTCTAACGAAGAACTATACGTTAAACTATCTCCTGCTGCTGGTACTGATGAGTTCTTTAATGTTGCTCTAGAACCAACAGGTTTCGTCAAGTATCTTGCTAAGGGTGCTATTCTAAACCCATCTGGTGGTGTTGTTAACAGTGTCTATGCTGACGCTGCTAACCTAATCGAAAGCAACCGCCGCATGATCCAGGAGGAAGTCTTCGGTTACATCTTAGAGAAGTATCCTAGACTTCAGAACATTTCTTATGTCAACCCTGGTTTAAATCCTGCAGGTAATCGTTACTTCGACGCACGTAACCTAATCCTTGCAAACCGTCAGGAGATTGTCAACACAGCATTCGACCAGATGGTCGAAACATTTGGTATTGGTAATATCCAAGGTGTTGCTGATGGTAAGTGTAAGCGTGACATTGGTTTCATTGTTGACGCTATCGCAGAAGACCTCAGAGATGGTGGTAACTCCAACATTATTGATGCTACTAAGTTCTACTTTGATGGCAATGGTGATCCAATCAACAATGGTTTGGTTGGTGAAGAAGCACAATCACTGTTTGCATTCAATAGAGCAAGAGATCTTTGTAAGAAGGCAGTCGCTAACCTTCTAACGGTTAAGGCAGACCTTTATGATCCTGATCCTAATAGCAACCTAACACCATATGGTATCAACGCTGGTTACACTGGTTCTGCAGCAGAAGAAGCAGGACTAACAACCAATGGCGTAACCATTGACATCTCGCAGAAGCAAGATCCTGCTGGTCGTTATAAGGACGCACGTAACAGAATTGTCGCCAATAGAGAGTTCATCCTCGACGCAGCACTGGCAGAGATCAGTGTATATCATCCTGACTTC